CGGCCTTCTAAGCCGTGGGTCGGGGGTTCGAATCCCTTCAGGCACGCTGTGGTGGGTATAGCGCAGTTGGTTAGCGCGCCAGATTGTGGCTCTGGAGGCCCAGGGTTCGAATCCCTGTATCCACCCTCGCCTTTGGGCTATCGCCAAGCGGTAAGGCACAGCACTTTGACTGCTGCATTCGCTGGTTCGAATCCAGCTAGCCCAGTCTTTTATATGGGATATTAGCTCAGTTGGTAGAGCACTTGACTTTTAATCAAGTTGTCCGGGGTTCGAATCCCCGATGTCTCATTGATTTTTAAGAACACTATCATTTCGATAGTGTTTTTATTTATCTTTTATGTTACACACGAATATATCAAACAATATGCGGATGTGGCGGAATTCTTTGTTCTTGAACGTCAGTTCAAGATCGGACAGACGCTAATCGATTTATCGATCGTCTGACAATTCCGTTTATCTATATATTGTTTCTATGCGGATGTGGCGGAATTGGCAGACGCGCCAGATTTAGGTTCTGGTGTCTACGACGTGCAGGTTCAAGTCCTGTCATCCGCATTTTTATGAAAATCTTGTATTCACTGGTTCTCGCAAAGAACGTAGTGTTTTCAATGGTTTCGGCAATTTCAAATTAGCTCATAAAATATGTTATTTTGCCAGTTTTGGCATAAAAAAGAAGAACTATGCAACACGAAATGCAACACGAATTTGATACAATATGTAAAAAAACAGCCCCAAGGAATAATTCCAAGGGGCTTAAATTTATGCTTTTTTGATGTATTTTGCAGAAACAAATCCAAAATATTTTCCGGCAATGCGGATATAGTACCAAGATGCTCCATCTTTGGCTTTAATGGTATCGCATACATCAACTAAATTGCCTTTTGCAAGTGTAGGATAGCTTTTAAGCTGTGCATACTCTGTTCCTGCCCATGTGCGGACATTAAGTGTATTTGCAGTTACCTTTCCCACCCACTTCGGAGTTTTAGACAGAATAGTTGACGCTGAAAGCGTATTTGCTTTTGCGCCGGTGGTAACAGCGATAGCCACGTGGTGGTTATCATTCAGGAGGATATCTCCTGCCTTTAGATAGTCGCCGGATGTCAGATACTTTCTATCCGTCAGTACTTTCGCACCGGCAATCTTCATTGCAGCTCTCATGTTTCGTGTCGTCAGATAGATGCTGACCGCTTTGAGTCTTGCGTTATTTAAGCGATACCCAGCTCCCTTGACGATAGCTGCTGTACTTGCGCTGCAATCAGATTCGCAAGCTACCGTGATCTGCGCCGGATCGTAGTTGCTTGCCTTTAAGTGCCGCCAGAACGAATACCGGTCATTGCTGTTTCCGGCAGTGCCCTGATCGTATCCGATGAGATTGTTCTGTGCCGCTTTTGTCGCCATGTCTGCAATCATGGTTGCGATTTTGGCGTCATTGAATCTTAGGACACAGAGCCACGGTCTACTGTACCAGTTCATGATCTGATATTCTGTACCAGTCTGATCTCCTGCTTTCCCACCTGCATATCTTCCGCGTTCATCATGTCCGCAGTTACTGATTTTTACCATTTTAGTTTCTCCTTTCTGGTTAGAATCTCTGTAGTCTTTGTAGAACACATCCATATCAACATTTCCGCTGATTCCTGGAACTTTTCCTTTACTGGAATACTGCCAGCCTACACCGGCATTCGGACGTAATCTTTCCTGCACAGAACCATTGTCGCTTGCTGGATAACGAGCAATCCAACAATCATATTGCTTGAGAGCATCTGTCAGAACATTATTGTACCAGTCGAGATTACAATAAATTCCAACCTTATAACCGGCTTTCTTGATTCTGGTCAGAAATGCTACTGCAATATTCTCGATAGCTTGCTTGCCAAGGCTTCTCTGTTGACTCCATTCAAGGTCATAGAACACTGGAAAGTCCAGTCCACGTCCACCAAGAACGGAAATTAAGTTCTCAGCTTCGTCAATTGCCTGTGCCGGTGTTAAAGCATAACTGTATTTATATCCACCAATAAGAATTCCATTGGATTTACAGCCCTTGTAGTTGTGTTCGAATGATGCATCTGTGCCGGATTTCTGATGAATTCTCAAAATTGCAAACTTAATTCCAGAATTCGATACTTTTGCCCAATCCGGTTTCCCTTGCCACGATGATACGTCAATTCCTTTAATTTCCATATGTTCTCCTTTCACACCACGTATCTGTGGTGACTGTATTTCAATGATTCTTGCGATACCTTCGCATAAATCATAGTCGTGTCTAATTTTTCATGTCCTAACATCTTTTGCAATTCCGTAACATCCATACCACGCTCAAGAGACATTGTGGCTGTGGTATGCCGGATAAGATGAGGATACAGCTGTCTTACAAGATTTGCTCTCTCGCTTATCTGGTTCACAATCTGCTCGATCTGAGCCTTTTTTATTCCTCATCCCATCTAAAGTTCTATTACTTACCTTATTCTGCTGCCGTCGGCATGCCATGAACAGTCTTAAATCATCTGTAGTAATTTTGTTCAGATCCTTGCCGAGAAATTGTATTAACTGCAGGTTCTGTTCCCAGTATCTTTTCAGTGTAGACTCTGCTTTGCCCTCGATTCTTTTGGTAGCAATATACCTGCGTAACATTCCTACAGCACTATTGTCTACCACCGATAGTTCCGTTGTTCGTTCCTGGACTTCATAACGATTCAGTTCGATCGTAAGCGCATCTTGCACTATATCCAGTGTCTCCTGATCCACTTTGCTCTTTAATACTTGCATTACTGATTGTATGATCATTTGCCTTGACTCCATTATCAGCACCTCCCGTACCTTAATTATAAAGCATAGGTACAGATGCTAAACACGAAGATAAATAATAAAAATGTTACATTAAAAACATATAATGGTGGCGGATATTTGCAAACTGGACAAACATATTGTATATATAACGATAGCTTTTTATATCTCCATATTGGATTTAATTCACTTACTGCTTCTGGTATACAAAATGGGACAGTTCTTCTGACCTTACCAGTAAAAGTATCAACAAATAATCAAAATATTGGTGTTATTGGTTCGGGAGATAACAAAGCTCTTATTTGCGCAGTAGGCGTTTCATCAAATGGCTATAATATTGTTTGTAATGGGTTTGTATCAGCAGGTAATTATATAGCAGATTTAATGTTTATACGAGCATAAATTATATTATGATTTAAAAGTTATATATTTAGCTTGTGTCCACATACTGAGTATTCGAACAGATTTACCCTTTTCAATGTTACCCGTAAAATGCACTATATGAGTAGAATTTTGCCTACTTACAGCAACTATACTAACTGGACAAGCGTTCCAATCCGCATTAGTAGCTCCTATTAAGTAATAATCATTGTTAGTATCTGGTGGATTAATATAGATATATCCTGCTCCAGTACCTTTACAAACTTGATTTACAAAAGTTATCTTCGTGTTTAATGTATTAATGCCTAGCTTGTCTTTCAGGTATGTAAATAATTGTGAGAACGATATTTTTTTTAATACATTCCCTTCTCCAACTATCAATGTGTCACTTTCTGCCGGCGTTGCTTTCGAAGCCAGTGCCGACATTAATATTGTTTTTAATGATTCTGCCATATAATCACCTCTATTCTTTCACTCTCAGCATCGAACCATCAGAAGTGGCAAGTGCTGATCCATCACTTGTGCCTAATACATACTGGACATTCCGAACATCAACAGCAATCGCATATTTCGCCCCTGTCTGAACTGATGTAGGGCTTATGCTTGCACCGGCTATATAAATGTTTGCATCTGCCATGCATATCACCCTTTCACTTTGATTTTATAATTATCTACCCACGTTTCATCTGCAATTTTATATATGAATCTCAGACAATAGATTCCTGTTTTTTGTGGCTCAATTAACGCATCTAGCGTATGCTCGTTGATATTGCAGTTTCCTTGATCTTCTACAGTCTCTGTTTCAGCATCTGTATCAACGAAAATCAATTCGTAATCCGCTGAAATGATGGAAAAAGGGATGTCTACACCGCATACCGGCTCTACTTTACTTTTAAATCGGATTTTTTCTCCCAAATCCATTATTGTATTGCTATCTACGTATCTAATTGCCATGTCCTCTCTCCTTTCAGCATATTTTATGTCCACTGAAACATTGCTTTACAAGCTCTGCCGTCAGCTGACTCAGATTCAGCAATGAGCTGTACTCGATGTTCTCTGATTCTGCCGTATATCCTCTCGGAACGAGCTTTCCAGCAATCTCGTGCCCTGATATCAGAAACAGTACAGTGGCGGTATAAGCTGTCAAGCCACCACTACTTTCTGCATAGATTTCTATGACATACTGTCCATCTCTATTGGCAGGGACTATTGCGTCCCAGATTTCGAGATCCGGTCCCTCTCGTCTCTGGAACTCAATAGCGAACTCATTACACGAGCCGTAAACCCTCGTAATCATCATTCATCAGTTACTGTGACAGAGATCACATAAGTTTTGCCTGCATCAACCGGATTAGGCGTTACGCTTGCGGCTGTAATCTTTGGTGGGTTCGGATCATACTTGACAATTCTAGTAATGGTTGTTGTCTTACCGGCACTGTCTTTTGCAACGATAGTAATTGTATTTGAGCCTGCGGACAATGTGACCGTAGTGCTGAATGCTCCGTTGCTACCAACCGTTACAGGTGTACCGTTGATCATTACTGTAACAGGAGATGACGTTGCATCATTGGTTGTACCTGCTACAGTAATTGTGCTCTTGTTGGTAACGTATCCATCAGACGGAGAGGCTACGCTCAACGTCGGCGGTACGGTATCGATCTTGAATGTTACAGATTTCTGCGTAGCTGCGTTGCCATCGTAATCGGATGCATCAAACCTAATGGTATGAGAACCATCGGTAAGAGCTGTTTTCGGTATGTACGAACAATTGTAACCACCGGTTACGGCGGTCTTTGTAATGCCGTCAGTAATCTTGCTTCCGGAATCGATTGTGATACCGATAGTAGACGGATTAACACCAGAATCATCATCTGTAACAGTCCATGTGATAGTTGGCTTGTTGTTGACAAGTGTTGCAGATGCTGTTGGATTTGTGACTGTAATTACCGGAGCGACCTTTTCTTTAACGGTTAATCGCAGGGAACTACCGATTGCGGAATCTGTTGCATCTTTGGTGGTCACGTTTCCAGCATCGTCCGTTGCCTTGATTGTTATTCCGTAATAATGTCCGCTCTGGCTGTAACTGGACTTATTTGGAGCTGTTACTGTAGCTTCATATTTTCCCGTATTACTGTTAAAAGTAAGGGTGTAAGTCTGTCCATTTACAATAGCTTGTACTTGCTTTACTGACATTTATATACCTCCATTTCATAATTCATTCTATATTTAATTTTATTATCCGATAATAGATATTTTAGTCCAAGTTTTTTTCTTATAAGTTGCTGCGGCTATTGAATTTGAAGCGTTATTTATTCCTATAAAATTGGCAACTCTAATACTACCAGAACACATTAATATTACCCAAGCCCAACCGCCAAAGAGTCCTCCGATAGTTCCCCATACAAAGTAAGCACGTGGCTTTTGAGATGCGTTAATAAAGTTTTCTATGTTATTATCTAGATTCATTAAATTTGGGTTACTATTTAATTGGTTAAGCGCGGCCGGTAACGTCATCGTTCCCTGATCCAGTCCGAAGGTCTTTGATGTCAATTTATTGAGTACCGCATCAGCAAGCTTATCATAATCAATCAGCTTGTTTGCCGCATCCTCCGCACTGTAAAGCATAAATTTATCTGCATCTTTTGGTGTTGTTTTTACGGGATATTCATTAAATTTTGCCATATTAATTCTCCTTTTCTATATTGAACTTTTCATAGAGCTGATTAATTAGTTTCTCCTGTCGGTCAAGCTGTTCTTTCTGGCTTTTTATCATTGCAAACATGGCTGGAATCATAATTCGTTCGTTCCAATTCTCAGGCTTTCCGTCTATATGGTCAACTGCCAGAGGGAAATATTCGTCCACATCTTCTGCGCGGAACATCGGGAACTCAACTCCGACACGTTCATCGTGTTCTTCAAGATAGCCGTCTTTGTACCGCGCCATTATCGGTTCAATGTTATATAGATTCTCGATGAATTCTTCAGATAATGAACTCCCAAGAACCTTGTAGCGTTCGGATGACGAGCTATATTTTCCGAGCTTATAGGAATTGATGTCTATGTATGCGTTGTATCCGGTCGTAACTGTAGGGTAATCGTATACTCGAATTCCTCCTCGACATGCTAATTCTTTTTGAAATTCCGCATAGAAAAATTCACCTGTAGCAAGAGCTTTCTTTACCGTAAATACGTCTGAAATTTTTAACATATCCGGTAGTAAAGTTCCGCCGTAGCAATTAAGTTCACCAAAAGAGCCGTAGCTTGCATCAATGCTTAATCCATCGCTCCAATCAATCGACCATAATTCCAGCTCGGTTATTTCATCTACTGTATTATCAAAATATTTTTCCACGTTGACCGGAAATATTCCATCACTCGAAAGCTGTACACCTGTATATTTCATGTACTTCGAATTTTCTTCGTAGCTTGTGAATGCAGTGTATCCAGAGTAGTCAATCAATCCTTTAACTGTGCCATTGGCATCCTTAATTTTCAGGTAACCATTCCCATTTTTCTTTCCGCCAAGTGTTGCACAATTTCCCATAATTGCATCAAAACTGATGTACAGATGTCCATTCAGATAATAGAGTCCTTTAAATTCTCCGTCATTGGATAGAATTTCTACGATTTGCGATTGTGTTAGATTGTCCACATCAATCACTACTGCAACACTCTGCATATCCATCAATGTTGTAGTTCCACCGGATGCATACAGCTTACACCGGACATTCGTGACATCCCTTGGAATACCGACAGTCGAGCCGTTTGAGCTGGTAAGGATTTCATTTGACATATTCGTCAAAATTGTGTAGAGATAGTGTTTTACAGTGTCTTCGTCCTCTGCACTGGTGTATATGGTCTTCCATGTGTTGCCGTCAACAGTTTCTTCGACCACAAACCGCCCCTTGTAAGCTGTCCTCGTGGCTGAATCACCGTCTCGGTAGTACGACTTGAACTGCACGAAGTTCGGGCTGATCGTATTATCAGAGCTTCGTTTCAGGACATTGCAGGACGGTTCGATCATGTACGTCCTGCCGGGAGTACCGTCTGCACCGGATTTCTGTTTCGATATAGAAAACCTACGGGTGATGGATAATGTCAGCAGATAGGTAGCCTTGATATCCACCCATCCGTTGTCGGCACTCAAACCCGTGACTGTATATGTGTGCGCATCGGCATCCCAAGAGCCGGTCACGCTGTCGGATTTCGTAATCGTGTAACTGCAATCATTGGTTACATCCTGTGCGCCGTACATAACTTTCGCTGTAGTTGTGACCGTTGGAAATACCGGAATATTACCGTCTGCGTCAGATGTGATTGTCTGCATATCGTTCGACAGCTGGAATGTCATATTCTTGGCAGATGCAATATTGTTGTCCATTTTTGTCAGTTTATCCGGCAAAGAACTACCACCAATTACAACATTATCACCACTGATGATTACTTTTTTGGTGTCCATATCAACCTGGAAGATTATGTTTCCATCGCTATCTCTGACAATCAGTGCGCCTGTGTCAATATAATCAGCATTGATACCATGTGCGTACAGAATTTTTGCTATCAAATCGCCTGTCAGAAAGAAACCGTAAGGATATGTTTTGCCACCATCATTGGATACGCCAATGGCTTCTGCTGTGAATTTAATTACATTTTTTGATTCTGCAAGTGTAGGCTTGTCATGCAGATATGTAATAGTACTGCCATCTTCCTGTGCGACTGATGTTTCATATAATCCAGAAGAATTTTTTAAGGTTTCTTCTAATTTCTTTACTGCTTTTTCTCTAGCTGATTGTTCTTTTTTAACAAGTCGTCTTGCCTCTACGATTGCCTTAGTGGATTCTGACTGGAACTTGCTCTGCCCTCTGATAGGGTCGTCGGCTTGAGTTTTTACAGTAGTCTTTCCATTAACGGAACAAGAAACGTCCGTCAGCGGAGTTATATATCTGTTCCATTTGCGATCATAAGTATATGCCATATCTCCAAACTCAATGAGTGGATTATATGCAAGTTCTCCCGACATGTTACGGAATTTAGCTCCAATTATGGAATCACCGATTTGAGCAGCCACAGTGTCCAAATCGACATCGTTTACAAGATCATTCTCCAATTCAAGAACATATCCTGCACTTCCGTACATGGCTTCATTTTCTTTATTTTTGAGTTTGATTCCGGTAATCACAATATCATCACTGGATACAGTCGGACTCTCAAAAAAGTCTTTGAGCTTTTCGGATGTGTCAGCTGCTGATTCGATCAATGTCAAGAATCCATCACTATCAATTGTCCAGTTCCCTGTCGGACTGATAAAACTTTCTGAGTCAATACTTGCGCCGCCTTTAAATGTTACATTTCCATCAGCGTCCACTACTGCGTTGTAATCTTCTTGTGTATTGGAAAAATCCCATCTGATAAATCGCAAGTATCCTCTGCTGTCCAGGCGAGCGTTCGCAGTCTCAAGCATTGCTGCCCATCCGAACAACTGACGAAACGTCATGTTTTCCGGAATCTCTGACACGATCAGATTTCCATGAGCCATGGAGACTTCTGACGGAATACCAAGAGTCTCACACGCATCTTTAACAAGAGTCTCTATTGACTGTGGCAGAACCAGATGAGATATATAAGTTGCGTTCGTTTTATACATATCGTCCAAAGCGGTAAAACTAAGGATTTCGCCATATTGTTCTGGTGTCGTAATTGTATAAATACCTTTATCAATGGTTTCGACTCTGTCTTCTGTCGCTGCTTTTGTTGCCAGAATCGCACCGCCACTCTGGTCAAGAATTGGGTCATAGTTTTCATCCAGCAATTTATCTGTTGCAGCCAGACTTGCTACGGAGGTCTGCATTTTAAGATACGCATGAACTTTTGCCATGTAGAAATTATAGTTTTTCCACTGATCAGAAGTGTTGTCCAACTCCAATGTCATGGATTTACAAACAACGCAGCCAATCGGAAAGCTGCTACTTTCTGCACAATCAGAAAATGAGTTGTTGCTGCTCATAATCTCGTTCTGTACGGTTTTGGTTCTCCCATCAGGAAAGGTGATATCCACCACCTCCCAGACAGGTTCGCCATCTGCTAATTTCTGCTTAAATGTATCAGATACATTAATCAAGTGGATTCACCCCCTGCATGTTAAAAGATATTTTTGATACAAATTTTAAGTCTTGCGAAATTTCTCCAATAGTTAGGCTTGCTTTTCCGACATAAAACGGGTCAGTTCTCCATGCCATGTGGTAAAGCGACCAATGGTACAAATTGAAAGTTTTTCCTTTTGCGATAATTTTGAGAATTTTGTTTGCTTCTACAACTGGAACGTTTGATGCTTCATAGCTATATTGTTCAACTGTAAATAGTGGAGTCAGTAATGCTTTTCCGAACTGCGTACGGTTACTACCTTCTGAATAAGTTGTTTCGAGGTTATAACCCATATCTTTATCTGGCTGATAGATAGAAGATCCATTCATCTTGTATCGCTCTGTTATACTTTTTGGGATAGTTGCCATTCTTCCACCTCCTATGCCAGTTCAAACGGATTTCTTCCACTTGTGCTGCGTCTTAATTTTGCTTCATCAATAATTTCATCAAAGATTGTTCTGCGATTAATCTGAGCAATAAAACGATAATCGCCGCCACCTGTCTGCCGTCCTGCAGTTTCTTCCCGGAAAATCTTTCTGAGTAGCGTTTCCGGTGTCTCGATGTTGTTTCCTTGCTTCTGATCTCCTAACACAGCGAGAAATTCTGATCTTGGAGGAATAACAGCACCTTTTGCAAGATATGGAATAGTTGGAACTCGCGGAAATGTAGCACTAAATCCGATTGTTTTCTTTCCAAATGGAGTAGGCACTTCCCACGGTCCAAAAGAAAACGCGGATTCGATACCGCCAATAGCTGAGTTTACAGTTCCGATCGCACGGTTTACGATACCAATTACCTTGTTTAATACATTCGTTATAGAGGTTTTTATACTTCCAAAAATATCGACAACTTTGTCTTTTGCAGCTGCAAATTTTTTTACAATTCCATCTTTAATTTTTTCAACAAGATTTCCTACTGTTGACCAAATTGCAGTCCATTTTTGATATGCGCTGGATTTGACATTATCCCAAATCGTCACGATTTTAGACGCGAGATTCTTAAGACTGGAGCTTATAGTGTTGACAAATGTTGATGTTTTATTTTTAATCCAATCCCATACTTTCCCCGCAACTTCTTTTATTTTGTCCCAGTTTTTGTACAGTAAGACACCAATCGCAATGCAAGCTCCAACGGCAATGGCAAATATTCCCCCTGGTCCGATGGCCGTCGCGATGGCTTTAATACCGCCTATAATTCCGCCAGAACCGGTCATTAATGCGATAAGACCTTTTCCGAAATCCATAATTGTTGTAATGCTTCCACCGATACTTTTTGCCAGCCCTGCGATCTTTCCTGCAGCAAATGCACCTATAAGAGCTGTGCCGAATGCTTCAACGATTGATTGATGGTCGGCGAGAAACGCAGCTACCTTTGATACCAGATTAATTACTGTCGGAAGTCCTACTTCAATCACCCATTTAAGCATCGGAAGAACGATATTGTTGTAAATCCATTCAAGAACATTTCCAATCGATTCCAGAATTGGCGCAAATGTGCTTGTTAGATTACTGATAGATTCCAGTAGAGGATAGAAATTAAGGTTCGCTGCCCATGTTGCCGTATCTGCGGCAATCCGCTCAACAAACTGCATAACCACCACAAGGGCATCTGCAATATTCTGTATGATCTGTGTTCCAACATTGTTCTTGTTCCACGCATCAGCAAAACCGGATGCAATATTCCCGATAGTTTTAAGCACGTTTTGGGCAATTCTCAGCATGGTCGTAAGCATCGTTGTGCCTGTGCCATTTGTCCAGACCTCTATAAGGCTTTTACCTACGCTTACAGCGAGCTTTTTGAGCCCATCAAGTGCGATTTTTGCCGCGTTAATGGTGTTCTTGCCCTCTTTTTTCCATGCGTCCTGGAATGGTTTCCAGAGTTTTTTGAGAAGGTCAGCAAGTTTCTTTGCGGAATCACTAATCTTGTCAAGTGCGGTCTCGCCTTCTGCTAGATTCCCATAATCCACATTTCCCACTGAACTCGGAAGTCCACTACCGCCTGCTCCACCACTTCCACCAGATGAAGACGGTGTGGAAGATGAATTACTGCCAGTAGATGTGACTTTGTGAACTTCATCAAGTGACGAAAGATAGTTTTTTGTTACTTTATTCGCTTTTTTTGTTGCTTTTGCATTGTCGTTCGTGGCATCCGCCAGTTTCTTTGCATTATCTGCCGCCTGTCCATACTGGTCCGCTGTATCTGCGATCGCGTCTGTTCCGGCAAGACCCGCTCCACTTCCGCTCGTTTGACCGGAAGATTTCTTGCCAGTAATAAGCTCCGTGAATGACTTAAATGCGTTTGCCAGAGTTGCCAGCTTGCCTAGTAAGATATTAATAACTTTCAAAACGGGTGTGAAAATATTAATCAGCCCTTGTCCGACTGTTGCCTTGAGGGACTGCAACTGCAACTGCATAACTCGCACTTGGTTCGCCCAACTGTCCGATGTTCGGATAAAGTCGCCTGAAGCCGCGGATAATTGATTCTGTACAAAAGCCAGACGGAGGGCAACTTTCTCCTGTTCGGTCATGGCAGATGTGGTTTTGCCGTAGCCGTTTGCAAGCGCATACTGGTCAAGTGCCGACTGGCTCATTACCACGCCAAGATCTTTCAATGTTTCCGTTTCACCTGTAAACACTGATTTTAGCTTGACATAAGCTAAGTCCTGGCTGATGTTATAGAATGATGCCACGTCACCAGTCAACTGAGTCAGAGCCGTTGACATGTCGTAAGCCTGTGCCTCTGAGAATCCGAACGACTTAGACATTGCTCCGAACGTTCCGACATACCTTTTTGCCATGGTTTCTGACAGTCCGGCTGAGGTCATAGCATTTTTTGCAAATTCATTTACTTTGTCGGACATGGTGGTAAATGTAACATCAACCACGTTCTGGACTTCTGCGAGGTCAGAGCCGAGTTCTACACACTCTTTTCCAAACTGCACTAACTTGCCAACTGCAAAAGCCCCACCAATCAGCAGACCGATTTTTTTTACAGCACTTCCAAGGCCGTTAAATGACTGTTTTATAGCTGATACGCCATTTTGGACACCGGTTGTATCCATTCTGGTATCAATAATGACTGAGCCATCAGCAGCCATGCGTTCACCTCCTAACTATTTGAGGTTCAACATCTCATTCAGCGCATCCTTGTACGCTTGCTCTTCTTCGCTGAGACGTGTTTTTATGTCAATAATGTTCTTGCTTTCCTGATAGAATTTCTTTTCCCATTTATCCAACCGTTCACCTTTTGCCTTTTTTGACCGGATTCCAACAACCGTGTTGAACAGGCATTCACCAGATTCCATAAAGTATCCAAAGAACGTCCACCAGTGCATATACGGTACGGCTCTGATTTCTTTACCGGCAACTTTGTTCACAGCCGGAACAATCATGTCTCCGTCCTGTTCCCAGTCCATCAAACGGGGTTTGGGCTTGTTCGGATTATCGTCCGACTGTCCACAGTCGATGAACTCACAGGCTTTTTGGCATGCTTCTTCAATATATTCTGACGGTATACTTTGCCAGTCCTCAAACAGAATCTGTAGCATAACAACTGCTTTCGCCTGCTCGTCCAACTCCGGGTCGTTCATGGCAATCAGAATATCTATAATCGCGCGAAAATCCGTTCTAATAGAAAAATCCACCCCACTGATGTTGAGTGAGGTGGGAAGCTCATAGGCGGTCATTTTGTATACTTCTCCGTATACTTATTGACTGCTGCCTGCATTTTCTTTTTTCTCTTTTCGATTTCCGGTGCGATTGCTTCTGCGATTTTATCCAGAACGATATAGGCGAATACCTGACCATTTCCGAAAACAGTAGTTGCCGTAATCGGCTCTTTGAACAGGTCTTTTGATGCTTCATATCCGAGCAGATAGTTGATTTTGTCTTCAATCTGTCTGTTCAGCTCCGCCATTTCCTTACCGGAAGTGACTTTCTGGATAGAATCTTTAAGCTGTTCAAAGTATTCTGTCAGTTCCTCTGCACGTGCTGCTACATTGATGTCCGTCGGGTTCAGCTTGAAAGAAGAAAAAACTTCATCTTCGTTATTCGTGAATGTGAAAATGAGAATTCCATCATCAATTTTGGTGTTAATTACTTTTGCCATTTGGCGTATCCTCCTTGTATATGTGCTTATTCGCTGTCGGCTGTGAATGTACCGGAACTGATATCAAATTTTCCTTTGACACGTTCGCCAACATAGTTAACGGTAAACGGAATCTGATAGCCGGATGTATCGCCGCCGTAGGAGGTCGGCACAACGTAGCAGTCCTGCTGATATGCTTCATACTTGCCTGCTGTGGCTTCTGTCCAGAGATGAACCTCAACTGCTTTTGTCTTGAGGTTATCGTCTTTGAGGCGTCCATCTACAATCTTCTGCAATGCTGTAAACAGATCAGAAGTAGTGTCTGCATAGAACGGATCAGCATCAGAAGAAACTTCGTAGCCGTTATGTTTGAATGTGGATTCTCCAAGAATATTTTTAGACGTTTCGGTATCTGGATTGAGTTCGACATTGTACTCTTCCAGATCCTTTCCAAGACGCTCATATTTCGGTGTCAGTCCTCCACAGAGGGAGCCTGCATCGATGTAATGAGCCATATATTTACGGTCAATCTTGCCTGTAACTGCCATAGAAATGTCCTTTCCGCCTATAACTTTTAAAAGGCTGTGTAGGTTAGCGACTATCTCCGATTGATAGCCGGTTGTTACTTGCTATATTACTTCATAAGTATTTTCGTAGCGCACCGATAATGGCAATAGCCAATCCTGTACGCCACTCTCCTGTGGCTCTAAGCCATAGGAATTATCACGCGTGATACGTTTTATCACTCGCCCCTGCGAAAGCTCGGGAAACGCATTTAAACGTGTCTCAGAGCCGTTTATGATAACTGGTTCTCGGCATATCCATTTACCGAGATTGTCCAGAAATTTCTGAACAGATAACTTCTGCCGTTCTTTGTCGGATGCGGTGCGGTAAACCACATAAAATGGATACTGGCATACCTGATGCATTACTCCGCATATATCTTCCTTTTCCGAATAGATTAAAGCTCCGTTGTCTGCCGAGAAAGCAATTCCGGATTCTTTGCCGAGTTCCTCGAATTTGATTGTTTCATTTTCGTATAGCCCCGGATACTGGTTCAGAAGTGCTTTCATGGCATCTGTCAGAATCTCATATCCAGTTGCATCTTTTCCGATAGGTTTATCTGCCATGTCTGCCACCTCCTGCCTGTGCTTTTACTTTGCGAATCCATGTGTTGCCGTATTGTCGTTTAGCGGCATCGAACCATTCAGCTTGTACCTGAGTATGCGGTGATTTTGTATATTGAAGATTCTCCTTTGCGTTTGTCTTGCCAGAATACTGACTCACAAGAACCTTTTCCGCATCGCGTCTTGCCCATGTGCTACCTGTTGCGGGGTCGACCATGGTCTTTCCAAAATAAAGAAAACGTCCATATGGTTCTGCCGCCGCACATACAAATCCAGTCCCTTGCATTGATGTACTTTTGACTCTTGTTCGGTCAATAAAATCTCCCGAAATCATCGGCATAAACTCTATCATACTGTCCATAACCATTCCATCAAGGAGATACTGAGCTTCTTGATACTGTCTGGAGAACCTGTCCATATTCAGTTTGATTTTCATATCTCCGTCAACTACAGAGAATCCTTTAAAATGATGAATCTTACTCATATTACTTACCCAGAATCTCAAAATGCGGAATCAGCGTATACGGACCGCCTACACTGGTAATCTTGAATACGTTATCCTTATTCTCGTTCATGTACTGATAGAATCCGCTCCGATAATCACCATCAGATACCGTTCCGCCAGTCCACTCACCCTCCCAGAAGAACGATTCGTCTGAGAATGTGATAGTATCTTCCAGAGCGTTGTTAATCTGCTGTTTCCACTCTTTAGGCGGCACCCATGGAAGAATCTTACCATTCTTGTCAGCAATGGTTATATCTCCGTTCTGGACAGTATATCGAACGTGTAACTGTGCGTTGTCAGTTGCATCTGGTCCGTACTTTTTGAGAATTGCTCCCTTGTCGGTAATGAGGTCAACGCCGGATAAAACATGAGGATACCAGTACGCATCTCTTGTTGTGGCACTTTCGTAATAGTTAAAAAGTGTAATATTAGATGAATACATGATACCCTCTCCTTAATTATTCTTTCTGCGCTGTCTGCTTAATAACCTGATTCACACCAGTAGCCGACAATCCGTTAAACATACCGACCGCAACTGCTGTGATATAGTCCGATGCCGGGAAATCTGGGATAACTCCCATCCCGACTGCTCCGAGAATTCCGCCAATAACCGCCATGATTACCGGAATCCATTCATCAGAGATTCTTTTCGATGCTTTACAGCCCATTCCTACGATGTAGCAAATCATAACGATTGCTATGCATGAGCCAAGTGTTGAAATGTCCATCATTTATCACCCCTTAACGCCTGAACAGTATTCATAAAATTAGCTGTATTTTTAGCCATTTTCTCAATATTTTCAGGCTTTTTAAGTTCTTCAATAGTTTCGTGGAACGCCTGCTTTATTTCTGGGTTTTCTCTGAATATCTTTTTCATGTTTTCTCTTGAACACTCAAGACAAATGTCGGTACTCCAATGTGATTTAAGCTCTTTTCCACACTGTCTGCATTTCATACTCACACCCCCGCATAAAGAATTGGTATTCCATCATCCGTTCTTACTCCCATCAGAAGCGGTAACGCTGTCTTTAAGAGTAAGTCGTTCGTTTTCTGCACATCTCCGGCGGCGGCATACACCGCACTCCATTCCTTTGCGCTCGCTCCAATCTGCTGTGGCGTTGCATAAGAGATAGATTCACTGCCAGAAGATACAGATGTTACAATGCCTGTCGTGCTACCACCAGACCCGATTACGGTTGATGTACCGCCCACAGCGGCATTGGTAGCATTCTTTTCAGCAAGCTCAATCTGATACATTAATTCAGCCAGTGAACAGACCGCCTTTTTAATACGTTTCTGTGAACGCTTATCAGCTGGCAGTCCGTCCACCAAATTATCAAATGTCAATGTATCAATAAAATCGCTGGCTCTGGCTGCCAGACGATCAAAGTCAGCTTCTGGCACGACCGAACCGAAGTATGAAGTTGTATAAAAATCATAATCTGCATAAGCCATGCCAGCTACCTCCTACGTTTATGATTTTGCTGTTACGCTTGCACTTCCGGCATTCAGTGCCTTGTACGTTCCATCACACTCAACCACTGTGATCTTCTGTCCGGTTGTTGCTGTGATATCGGCTTTTCCATCCCAAGTACTCCAGTTTCTGAGGTTCTGTCCATATCCAACAGTTACTGCGTCTGTCGCAACTTTGTATTTATATACATTGCCAGCATTTTCCTTAGCCGGATTTACAGTGATTTTTGTATCACCGCTCTCTGTCCCAGCCACGGAATTTACTGTCAGAGTGCCAAGTGTTGGTGTCTCATCAATGGTGATTACTGCGATTGCGTCAATGTACTCCGCAAAAAGAGTAAGTCCCATGATTGCGAATGCTTCGGATACTGCTGTGTGATAATTACCTTGTGTGTGGAATCCGATCAGGTTTGTTTCGCCAGATACAGTGTATACGAGTCCTGCTCTTGCGAAATCGGATTCGTTCGGGTCAACATAGTACAGAACGATATTCTCAACAGGGGTAGCGATAACTGTTCCTCTCGGGATTTCGCTGTCGGATAACAGGAAGATTGTATTGAAGCCCATAAAATCTTTCATGTACTGGAATCCGAACTGGTTCTGAATAGTGATCTCAGCTGCTCCGAGGTATTCATATACGTCAAGAATATTCACAAATCCAACAACGCCAGTCACATTTCTGTGCATCTGCTTGAATTTGTTCTCTACACGGCCTTTAGCCATTGCCAGGGCCATCTGGAATGTTGTTTCTGTGGAAGTAAGTGTACCGGTTTTCAGATAATCATAGAATCTGCCGGTAACATCAGTCTGAAGCTGGAAAAGGAATTCATCATCGGTCATCTGAACAGCGTTCTCGTAACCGTGATCCTTGATTGCTTCGATAGACACAGCCTTTGCGTACTTCTCGATAGTCATTTCCGCATAGTCCTTTTCTTTTACAACGAATTTGCTGTAAGGGATTTCCTCACCCTCACCAACTTTTCCGCTCTGTAAAGTACCCTCTGCGTATTTGGACTTGAGTACAGCACCCGGCTGCTTTTTGATAGGTCTCATGATACCCAGAATATCACGTAAGTGCTGCCAGTTTCTTTCGAATCTGGTAACAAAGTCAATCTCACGTGCTGTGACATGAATATCATTAGTCATAATAAGATTTGTTTTTGCTGGCATAAAAAATCCTTTCTACCCATAATTGTTAAGGTATTGGGTTAGCGGCTATACTCTAACGTATAGTCGGTGTAAAAAATCACTGGAATAACTGGATATTCTGAGCAATTGCAGCCTGTCTCTCAGACGGGTCTTTGATTGCTTCGATATCTTTCTTTGTCATACTTCCCGGTGTCTGCTGCTGTCCAACGTGAGTGGTAAATCTTGCCTGGTTCTGCTGAGCCTGCTGCTGAGATTCATCCACAAAAGCAGACGCGTCAGACTGCTTCATCTGTTCGATCAAGTCGTTCAGTCCAAGGATTTTACCGTCTTTCAGCTTCAATCCGGCTTCTTTGATGTCTGCCATAACAGACTTCTTTGCAGCCTCACTGGAAAATTTAACATCATCAAGTGCTGTTTTAAGTGCGTCTGAAAAATCGCGGTCATAGATCTTCGCATTGAATTCCTTTTCTGCATCCTCGGCTTTCTTCTTCCATTCAGCAAGCTCTGTCTGAATGTTCGCCGGGTCGATGCCGTCAAAACCTTTTAAGGTCTCCTCTGCTGTCTCAGCACGTTCTTTCCAGTCATCACGTTCACCTTCGACTTTCGACAGAGTTTTCGCTACTTCTTTAGCATTCTTGTAATGTTCAGAGAGTGCTTTCTTTACATCTGCCTGTTTATCCTCCGGGATTTCAATTCCAAATGATTTTAATGTGTCAATAAGTTTCTGCATATACATCCTCCTGGTCGTGTTTATTGACCTGCCGCCGCAGGTAAGTGGATTAAGCCAGTTAGACCACTGGCAGGGTAAGCGGAACTTCCAGAGTCGAACTGGAAAACTTGTATCTATAGATATTTGTCCTATAGCCGATAGGTTCCACATAACCCGGATTCCCGGGTTAGCAAGGTATTTTACGTGCTATGCCTAAACACGGGACGTTCGGGCTACGTCAACACCGCCTATACGGTCGCACACCTCTGCACGGGTTGGATTTCACTGTTCAGTTATATGCTCACAAGGAGGTATGCCGCCATGCACTAACGGCAATGGTACGTGTCGGAAATTGCATCCGCTTTTCAACCTCCAGGTTCCGCCCGAACCTGTTTCTGTTAAGGACACGCGCCTAAGAAAGGATGAATCAATGAAAAAATGTCTATGTCAAGTGGCTACAACCACTTACGAATCTTCCTTATGAATACATTTTACCACAGAACCTCCAAAAAGTTGTGGTACATGTTTTGACTAATTAGAGCATATCACGGAGCTTTTCCACGTATCTTTTAACAAGATCACGTTCCTCCCGGCACTCCGCATCCTTGGACATATCGCTCATTTCTGTTGTGAGTTCGTCCAGATGTTCTTCCAGAGCGGCAAGCATCTTTCTCTTGCAGTCCTCGGATTTGCCGGAACGATAGCTCTGTTTCTGCGTCATATAGTCGTCATAAGCATCTCGTCCGTCAGAACGGCTGTAATGTCCTCTGACATAATGCTCACCACGTCTGGCATAAGAACTACCCCTGTCGTAATCCGGCATCATTCTGCCGTCATTTGAGCTGTATCTCCCCATGCTGTCGCGCTTTCTTCCACGTTCGCTGTAATCGTCATTGTAGCCACCACGCATCTCATCAAGGACAGTATTGTAATATTCCACTTTCTTGTCCCAGTACTGCGTATTCTTGATATCTTTATACATATCAATCAGTTTGTATGTCATTTCCAGATTTCCAGTGGTCAGCCCACTGTCAGCAATTTTGGACAGTTCGTCTTCAATTCTTGCACATAAGTCTTTAATGTCTCTCATAATCACACCTCCTATGCTTCTCTGGTCACAACAATGTTTGCGTTCGCAACAGAAACAGCCTGATTGCTTGTATTCTCTACTGCGATATTAACGCAACATCCGCGAGGTACATCAATATAGATTCCAGAGGACACATTGTTGTACTGGTCTACTGCTGCCGGTGTGGAAATCATCTGAGAAGAAAGAACCGGCTCACCAGATATTGCAATAGCCAGAGAGATAGCCCCGACAGTACCACCTGTTGGAATTGCAATATTACCAGAGAAGTCCACGAAAAATCTAGCCTTGCACTGGTTAGTAAGTCCTCTCAGCGTAATGATTCCACTTCCCTCCCTGTGCTGAATGCAGTTAGAACCTTTAACTGCTGTGTTTGAAAATACTACGTTTCCATTTGCTGCTACAGTCTGAGCAGCAACATTTGTAAATTCTGCCATAAAAATACTCCTTTCATATCACAAAAGGACAGGTCTCAGCCTGCCCTCTGTGTAATACGGCATAAGCCGACATCCGAATCAATCGAAAGATACTCTCGATATGAAGTTATCAGCAATTACATCCTGTGTTGCATCCGCATCCGTAAAATGTGTTCGGATTAGGAACCTGATATGCCGGAATCGGTGCCGGATTAATCGCATTAATGAGCTGCTGTGTCTGTGAAGCCATTGCAGTTGTGAGAAGTGCGCTCTGGCGGTCCTGAGAAGCAGCACGTCTGAGGTCGTTATTTTCAGCCTGCAGGTTAGAAATCTTTTCATTGCAAAGATAGTCGAGAATGGCTCTTGTCCCAGCGTTCTGGCTGTCAATGATATCTCTTGTGTTGCTGTTCATGGTGTTCTGTAATGCACAGGTGTTCTGCGCCATATTGTAGTTTACGCCCTGAATTGCTTCTCTGGTTTCGCAGCAACAGTTCGCAAGCTGTGCCTGGAGTGCATTGGTATTCTGCATATTTGCTACAGTGTCAGCGTTAATAGCCTGCTGAATGCCGAAACCAGTCTGCATGATGTTTGTGTTGATTCCGTTGAATCCGGTAAGCATACCATTGTTCATTGAATAGAATCCGTCACAGAGACCGTTATTGATTCCGTCAAGTTTGCTAATCACAGCGGAATTGTCAAATCCTCTCTGGATGTCTGCCTGAGTAGCTGCTGTGGCTGCATATCCACCGCCGTTTCCATTATTGCCCCAGCCGTTGTTTCCCCATCCGAAGAAAGCAAAAATGAATAAAACAATAATCCACCAGCTACCATCTCCACCAAACATGCCGTCATTATTTCTACCGTTTCCAGTAGCAGCGGCAATATCTGCTAAGCTATAATTTCCATCCATAATATAATCTCCTTTATTGTATATTTACATCAATCTGGCCAGATTGTAATGTACTATTTCATTCCTTTCAGCATGTGCTGGAACTGCCCTGCCATCTGCTGAACCTGATTAAGCTGTTGCTGTGAAATCCTTCCAGACTGTAGCATTTTCTCAACTTCTGCTTTCGGATCTCCTTTAAAATTCTGCTTAAACTGCATAAACTGCTGTATCATCTGCATTGGTCCGTTTCCCTGTGGCATCCCACCGCCAAGTGTGTTAAATAATGGATTACTCATCTGCATTTCCTCCCTTGTTTGCTGATTCCTGCACGGTATTAGCCCTAACAGGTTCAGAAAAAGAATTTAATCGGTTTATGATAGCTTCGTATTTGCCCTTTAAATCGTCGTATTCCTGTCTGGTGACGTATTTACTGTCCATGTTCTGAACAGTCTGTTTAGGCGGCATCTGAGAGCCTACCTCGTTGTATTCAAACGTTCGCAGTGGCTGCGGCATGCCGGATACGTCTGTGGATTTTATATAAAATTTCTCTGATTCTGAATCCATTAGTAAAACACTTGTCCCGGGTGCTACCAGATAGGATTTTGCACCAACTTCGCCGGATACCCACAAAATACCATTATTATTCTGCTGTGGTTGCTGTACTGGTTGAGCTGGAATCTGGACAGGCTGTTGCTGGAATTGGTTCATCTGTCCCGGAACGCCAAAACTGTATTGATAAGGATTGTTATATAATGCCATCTTATGCACCGCCTTTCTGATTATATTTTTACATAAAAAAAGAACCGGAAACAGGTCGTTTCTGGCTCTAATTAGTATCCAAAAAGTATCAGCACACTTTGATTATTTTATTATTTACCCTCCGGCTTAACCGCTTTGCTGTTGATATACTCACGTTCATCTGTTCAGCGCAGTATTCAAGAGTGCGCTCCTGGCATCTCAACCGGAACAGTCTTTCTTCGTCCGGTGTGAAATTGCACTCTATCAAGAACCTGTCTATATCTTTTTTTCGTGAACACATATAATTTCATGAGCATACCCCTTATCAATGCTAACGTTGATTCTGTGCAAGATACTCCGTGAGCTTCTGCTTTGTTTTTTTTAATTCCTCAACATTATTTCCACTAATCTGACTATCCAGCATGGTTGATAGCACTTCCAGAATCAATGAATCACGCTCCGCGATCCTCTGAAGACTCTCAAAGTCACGCTTATCATGTTCTTCCAGTGTTTCAACTCGCTTGTTGAGTCGAAATGCCGGAGTAATCCACTTAAGAATTACGGCCACCGCTCCTCCGACAATAGACACTCCTCCGCAAATTGAGAGGAATACTTGTACAAATTCTGATATGCTCATTTAGCTACTCCTTTTCCCAGTAGTATACCGGGATCTCATTGCCACTATCCCATGTATCGTAATATTTGCCGTTCTGTACCGTCACCACATGACCATCTATGCAGAGGATATACGTACCTGTCGGATGGTCTGCACAAAAGTCGTTGACTGTATAGATATACCGTTCTGATTGCTCAATCAGTTTGCGTCTGTACCCACGTTTATAGAGGTACGCTCCCCAGACATAATTTGCACTCGGCATATCTGACAGAGCACATGCCTGTATCATTAATCCGGCGAATACCGTTTCCCAGTCAAGGCCGGTTGCTTTACATATTGCCCGGACAGCACAATCTCCAACTCGATTCCCAGCAGGATTCGGATTGTAATATTCCCATCTATCCATCAGTCAATCCCCTTTGCTGTTTTATATCTCTTTGCCGCTCCTCTGGCTTTTGCGGCGTTCTGACGATTCCACTTAGCGATCATGAGCCGGTCTTTCAGTTCCCTCAGGTCGTTCTGCTTGCAGTAAGCCTTGTATGCAGCATTTTGTTTCTGCAAAAGATAAGATTTCCGGTCAAAGTCTTGCTGTAATGCGAATTTTGCCTGTTCGTCTTTGCAGTTATCAACCGCCGCTTGCATTCCGAGAACTTCACGCTTCGTCTTGCGGATTCTTCGCTCATAAGTGCGTTGCCGCTGTTCTTTTTCGTATTGTTTACCTTTGTTGGCTTTATCCTGCGCTGACAATTCCGCATAAGGATTAAATTCTCCGTCACTGGCTCCAAAGCTATGTCGACAGTTTACACCTGATAGTCCGCTTGCCGTTCCATATCCGGTCAATGAGAACGGTGGAAATTTCTTACTCTTGCCAGAACGAGAGTATATCTTGCCTTGCCACCATGAGTGATTACCCGGATTCTCGCCGCCATCGCCCGTTCTGGCTCCCATGTGGGCACTGACTAGAACTAAATCCCAGTCCATTTCTTCCATGCGTTTTAGGGATATATCTCCTGTAGCCTGTGCCACGCCAGTTCTGACAGAACGTGCGACTGCTGTTTCGATAGTGTCACGCCTGCCGGATGGATATGTGACCGTAACACCATCACTCACAACGTTATTAACCGCCTCTTTGATGGCTTGTGTATACCCAACCGCCCCAGTCATTACATGATTATAGGCAAGGTCGCATTGCTCAATATAGAGCCTCTGAGCGGCACTTGCGGTGGTTCGTGTAAAGTTCTTCCACTCGCCCATAGTCGCAAGCATATTCCGCCCCATGAGCCTTATCATGGCTGGCGACTGTTCGAGCGGCACAGGGCTTAATCCTGCCGCCTTGTATACCTTGTCATCATAGTTCATTGCAGTGATACCGGCATCTTCAAACGCTTCAAGGAGTTCCTGCTGTTCGCGTTTGGTATATCTGGATAATTCTGCCAGAATGTCCTCTAGCAGCTCACCAGATTCCTGTAGCGTTCTGATTCTCCACGCATCGGCATTGGTCAGAATATAATCCTCACCTCTGCCGATTCTTGCCATCATTCGAGATACAATCTCAGATATAATATACTGGTGTAACTCCTCAGCAATCTGTTCACTGCCTTCTGTGATTCTGCGCAAGTACTCTGGACTAAGCATATATTATTCCTCATCGCCGAACAAAGTCGGTTCTTTTGGCTGAGCTTCTTCAACCATTGCCTTAGCTTCTTCCTCAGTCATTCCCTCGAATTTCACGAAATACATCCATGCCGGAACTTTATTCGTAGTAACATACTGCCACCATCTTGCACGGTCGTTTTCTCTGACATAGAGGATGTCTCCAAAATCATAATTGACTTCATAAGCTCCAACAGGTGCAAGCCCGTACAGATCAGCGTAGACATTCAATGCGTAAATAACTTCATCCAGACAAGATTCCAACTTATCCCTCACGTCTTTGACGAACTGCACTGTCCTCTGTTGTTCCGCTTCTACTCCCGTGGCTGTCTGTATGCCGCTAGATTCGTTGAAAACAAAGTAGCCATTAGAGAATCCAATCTTGTACCCTAACTGGCTTAAAATGGCGTTTATGCCGCTTATACGAGTATCTGTGTTGAGAATTGGATTGATTTCCTGATAAAATTCTTTCTCGTCCTGTCCGAATACGTTCTTGACAAAGTGTGGTAAGTTCATTTCATTCCGTCTGTTCTCCATGCCCTGCGGTGACATGGCTGCTACAGGTGTACCACTTGGCATCAGCAGCCTATCATCTGCCAGAACAATCTTCTGAGAATCAAAAATCTCTCCGGCATTACGGCTGTATGCAATGTCGAGGTCTTTCAACTCTTCAATAGCTTCTGCGAATATCGGCAAGCCAAGTGGCGTACTAATATCTACGTTGTTCGCCTGTGGTGTCCGTAGAACTCCATACAAAGGTCCGTCCAGCTTCTCACCGTTTGCCTTGAGTATCGGTGGTGTATCTGCCATTAGGTCAGCCCACTTGGTCTGCTTAAGGTCGATTCTGTCACCGATTGACTGAGGGGATTTTGACACATAAGCTCTGTTAGAAACGTAGTACGGATAAGTTGTTACGCCATCTATTGTAATCTCAGCAAATCTATGATATTCAAGCCGTGTGTAGTATTTTCGTCCAACAGTATAAGAATCCTTGAATATAATCCCCTTGATCTCCTGATTGTCGTAATCTACAATCATCACATCTGCTGGGGTAAATACGTCAAGGCTCTCCCCGTTTGGTTTGATAAATACCGTTCCATAAGCGCAGCCATATTCTACCCAGTGCCGAATATGGAAATATACTTTATCGATCTGTTCCTGTAGCCACGTAGCCCTTGCAGAGCCATCTATCTGAATGCCAATTGCCAGTGTCGCGAGCCGTGCTGTCTCTGAACAGACAGATTTAGCAAAATTAATCGTCTTGATATTATTCTTATCATCTAACCATTCCGGTACGCCTCTGTAAATGTTCGCGCACCGGTTAATCAGCGCTTCCATCTCTGGAAATTCTGCCGTCTGGATATTGAAGTCCTCTTCGGCTTGTTTTTTGAATATCATGTTAAACCACCTTTTTAGTGTTGTTATAAGTCCCATTTAATCTACCTTTTAAAATCCATCCATCTTACAGAAGTATCTCGCACAATAATGTCTTCATATTCTACAACTTTTAAGATTTCGTTAATGTCAGATGATCCATATATTTTTAAACCGATGCTTAAGAATTTATTTATTTTATCTGAAAAGTACCTATCTAACATTTTATGCACTGTTCCCCCTTCTCATGGACAATGGACTGGTTGCGTATCTGAGAGAATCTATCCAGTGATCGTTGCCATCTGGATAATCTGCAATCACTTCTCCATTGTTATCTACTTCATGCTCGTAATTGATAATTTCCTTGTATGCTCTAGGCGTTCGTGCCGGATCAATGACTAATGTTCGGCACTGTAACCACTCAAAAGTATATTTGCGGCTTCCCGGTGTAACAATGGCCCTACGTGCTGGAAGCCCTGCATCTCGGAAGTCAATAATACTTTCCTCTTCGTCAACTCCGCAATAGATAGAATAATCATCATACTGTTTTGCCTTGATCTGGTCAGCCATTGCCGTATTACGGATTTTACAACCGCCAAGCTCATCCAGCAGGATAACTTTGTCCTGATTAGGTACATAAGCCACACGAATAAACGCTTTGGGATCCGGATACCATCCCCAGTCTTGTCCCTGATAGATACTTTGATACTTCTGAATTTCTTCGTCTGGAATCGTTCGGATTTCCAACAGCTCAAAGATATTTGTACCGAGTCCAACCGGAAGTCCTAAATATTCATGGTCGTAAGCTCTTGGATTTGTCTTTTTGAGATGTTCCGCATCATCAAGGAATTGTTGACCAAGCCATTCAACAGGAACTGATCTGTAATCACTCTTATGCCTGTAGCTGTCGTCTCGTGGCTCTTCTACATACACATTCGCCCAGTTGCTCCGGCTAATTGGCGGATTGAATGTCTTAAATACAATAAACTTACTGCCACCTCGAAGGACTGACTGCTGCACTGTACGAATTTCTTCAATGCCCGAAAATTCGTCAAGTTCCTCGAACCAGAGATACTTGAAGTATCCCTTGCTTGCTTTAATAGATTTAGTCTTTTTTGCCTTGTCCAGTCCTCTGAATATGATTTTCTGTCCGGTAGGCTTATAAGTGTACTGCATAGGGCTTACACTGGTGTCCCATAGTTCATTGGCTCCGAGCGCGTCAATTCCCCATGCTATCTGTTCATAAACGGATTCTCGAAGTGTGTTTCCAACTTTACGGAAAATAACGGTATTTGACATTATGCCGTTCTCTGCGTCCTGCATCATCAGGAAAGGAATCATGACACCCACAAAAGATGATTTAGTAGATCCACGCCCACCATACAAATCATAATAGGTGTGTTTTCCGTCCATAATGTCCCAGAATACATTGTAAAAAGCCGGAGCTATAATTTCATTCAGATTAATCGGATTCTCATTCATTCTGCTTCTCCGGCCTTGGAATATTATTCACAATCGTAATCTTTCCATCTCCAGAATCATCATTTTTCTTATCAGCATCCCATCCCTTAAAATTATTTCTCAAGCTGAACTGAGCGCCATTTGAACCGTCACGATCAAATAGCCTTTCCTCTGCGTACTGTTCCACTCTGGCTTTCGCGCGCGTAATCGTGTCAACAAATGCCGGCTTTGCCTGATAATTTAAAAGTGCCTGTCTGCTCGTAAATCCAAGGGCCAAGGCAAGTCCTGTAACGGTCGGAGGGTGAACATCTATGAAAATAGGGGATCCAAACTTGTTAAATATTTGTTTCCCTTTTTCATCGGTTAATGGATAACCTTTGCAATCTTCGAAATACTGTTCTATTTTGCTCTCAATCTCTTCAACGCTTGTGTACTTTGGCGTCATTCCCACGTTCTCACCTCCAACTGTCTATAAAACCCCATAGTAACACTTCTGAGTATATTCTATCATAGGTTGGCGGAAAAGTTGTGGTACATGTTTGAGGAATTTTGCAATAAAAAGAGCCGGTAAATACCGACTCTCTAATTTTATTCATTGCTTTGTAATTTTCTGATCGTCTCGCCCTGATCTCCCGGGCACCCCATGAAACACTCCGGGCAATGTTCGTAAAATGCGCATCTGATGCAGTCATGTGGACTGATTGAGCTGCAATATTGATGTAGTACTGTGAATGCTGATATGGCGAGGTCTCTCATATCGGATAATATGTCTTTTGCTTCTTCTGGTTTCATGTTAATCCTCATTATCGTCCTCCTCAATACTGACAGTTTCCAGATCTTCGAAATCACAACCCATTGCGAATCCGTCAATCATTTTCTTTTTAACTCCAAATACCTCTATCATGTGAGAATTATTTTCCATGATTTTTATTACATCTGACTTTTTAACATATTCAGCCATTCTTCATCTCCTCCAACTTCTTCTCAGCTTCTTCACGAGTGAGGAATACCAAATCATTTAATTCTCCGAGCCATTCATCATGGTTTGCCCACAAAAACTGTTTACCATCTTTGCCGCATTCAATTCCACTTAACACGTTTTCCCGAATATCCATGCCGCATATGTCCCATACAGTTGTGCCAATAGGACACGGCAATCTCACAAGCAAGCCCTGTTCTTCTAAGTCTTCGTAATCACAAAGCTTTCGCGCCGCTGAAATATAATCGTGCTGTTTAACCCAGACATCTGATTCTCCGTCTGGCGTAATATCATATCTTTCTGTTAATCTCTCCATCTACTTCACCTCTTGAAATCTTCTCATAAAATGAGCTTTCCATGATTCGTCTACTTCCACAAAATTTTCTTTTTCATATTCCTTGATCATGTTTTCAAGTTTTAAAATTTCATCTTTAAAAAAATCGTTATGTCGTTCTAAAAACTTGTCTTTTTTAAATTTTCTGCAATACTGCTCATGCGACCTTGCCTTGGTTTTCATGGTATATTCACATATTCCTGTAGTAGATGCTAACTTCAAAACTTCTTTCGCATATTCGTAATTGTCTTTATCTACCCCTCTTGGCAAAGCCCATCCCATAAAAGAATCGCATTCACAACACTTTACTTTCTTGCTCATCTGCTCTACCTCTCATACAATCTCATCAATGCACTGATTTCGACCATCGACCATCCCGCGCTGATAATCCGTCATATCATTCTCGGTAGTACTTTTCTCCGGCAGTGGCTTCAATGGACACCAATTAGGGATTACATCATTGTTTGGAACTCTCCTACCATCCATTGCTCTGCACCAAAATCCGCTTATAAATTTACATTTTCCGCAATTCTCCGGTGTATCAATCACTAATACTGATTTACTCATTCCGGCACCTCCTGTAATAGTTCTTTATTATCGAAAATATTTCCAACTACTTCCATTTCGCATCTTTCGATATAATATTCTGTCAATGGCATTGGCCAGCAGAATGGTTCACATCTGCTGATTGCATCTGTCGGAACAACCTCATAATGCCATCCGACAACTTTGTCTACTATGGAGCCGGTTTCAATATTTCTTACACCAAATTCTCCAAATGCCGCTTTTACAAGGTCTTTTGGGTTTCCATGACACATCAAAATGTCGTTCTTCCAAATCTTATTTCCGTTCTTGTCGCAAAGTCCTGTAAACCGGCAGAGGGTTTCTGGATCAACCAATTTCATTCTGTCTGTTATTAAAAAGATGATTGGCAATATACTCGCTTTTTTATACGGTGGAACAATATAACAATATCCGTTGTCAATGTCTAAATCTATGAGGCTTCCTTCTATCCATTCACCATTATCAATCTGCTTTGCCTTGAAAAGAATTTCTCTCATTCAACTCCACCGCCTTTCACGATTTCATCAATTGTTGTATCCCCTTCTATGCAATATTTTTCAAATAAATAATCTTCCAACTGTTCAACAACCTTATCCGCATCAAAAGCTGTCCACTGTTCATTAACACAATCAATAAACTCTTTCTGGTCAGAGCTAATACTTGTGCCAATTTCCCAAATTTTGATATATTTAATTAATTCGTCTGCATCAATCAATCGGCTCATATCCTATTCTCCTAACTGTTTTAAAATTTCTTTTGCAATTTTATTACTTTCCTGCATGGAAACTCCCCATCCATTATATTTTCTGTGGCATTCATCACAGTTCCATTCATCACTATCACTTTCTTTAATTTCGCTATTGAATCTGCAATTATCGCAATACATATGATTGAGAGTGCTATAAATGATGTTTGCAATATCGTCTTGTTTACTATTAGCATCGTCTACGTATTTCTGTCTGTTTAAATATTCAAATATTCTCAGCTCATTTTTTCCGACCCATTTAATCCATGCACCGCAATCCCCGCAATACAATCCCGTATTATTCCCAACTTTCTTGACAAAAAGGTTTTTACTATTGCACTTTGGACATTTATATTCTTTCATTTATTTTTCCTCCCACACTCCCAACAACCTCATCCTCTCATACAGTACAGCGACGGTCTTGCGCCTGTATCCGTAAAAGTCTTTCGGGTTCATCGGAATATATCTTTCTTTGCTGATTTTCCTGTAGCTTTTCCGGTGTAAGATATTCTCAATAACCATATCCGCTATCAC